TGAGGTTTTAAGACAAAATTATTCCTATTGTAAGTATCCAGAAAATGAAACAGAAACCAAATGGTGGTTTCCTTGGTCGAGTACTACTAGTAGAGTTAAGTTTAATATGGTTTTCGAGGATGCTTATTCAAATAAGGAATTGGTTGATGATCTTAGGCCCGATGCTAAAGAAACCATAAAGCTTAATTATTTAAATCCTTTATATATGCGTGCCCGAATCACAACAGAAACTCAGAATTTTTATGATTCCGTTTGGAGAAATCCAAACGAGAAGAAACTCTGGTTCAATGGAATGAAATGGGCTGAAAACAAGTACTTGGTTTTTAGTTACGAATTGTTGACTCAACTACTCACGCCTTTGAATATGAACTGCTTGATGACGCCAAATGAGGCGTGGATCAGATTTAATCAAGCATCCAAACATCTATGGTCAGTCAACATTGATCGTTATAGTCCAGTTTTCGGAGCGACTACAATGAATAACACTGCATATGTTGCTTATTTCATTTATCAACATCATTTATATAGATTCAGGAAAATGGATTTTCAGAAATCCCCAACCAAAGATGGTATGGATTCGGCTATAGAGTTGGGGAAATTGAACTTCCAGCAATCCCAGAAATTAAGGACAAGGTGTCCTATAAAATCATCAGAACTGACAACACAAACCCTAATTCATATAAGAAAATGGTGTGTGTTTCAAACGGTTTGCACTTTTATGGCGAATCACTCCCTCACGCTGATAATGGTGACACCATCACTAGTCTGTGCGGGATACTTAAGCGCGCGTGTGGCAAGATCCCTATTGTCGAAACGGCCTTAGTTCATGAATTTTCCGAATATTGTAGATATTGGATCACTGAAAACCTCATTCCTTTAGACAGTGACGTTGACTTATCGATTGATAATTGGTTGGAAAATTCGAACTATAGCAATAACAGGCGCGTTCAATTAAGAAAGAAAAGTGAATTTAAAATAAAAACTAAATATGATGTTAAGTGTTTTATGAAAGATGAATTCTACTTAGAGTATAAGTATCCACGCGGTATTTACTCCCGAATTGACGAATATAAGGTATTAGTTGGCCCTATATTTAAATTGATTGAGAAAGAATTGTCAAAATTAGACTGCTTTGTTAAGAAAATATCTATACATGACCGAATTAAACACATCAAAAAAATTTTTGAGGGTCATAGTAAGGTGTATGTTACAGATTACACCAGTTTTGAAGGCAGTTTCAGTAAGTCAATTATGGAAGAGGTAGAATTTGAATTGTACAGATTCATGACCTCTAATATCAAGTCTGCCAGATTTATGGATCATTTAAAACATTTAACTCAATCAAATTTTTGTCAATTTAAAAATTTTTGGGTAAAAATACCTGCAACACGTATGTCAGGTGAAATGAATACTTCACTTGGTAACACATTCATGAATATGATTCTCACCAGGTTCATGGCTCATAAGAGCGGTGAAAAAATTTCATGTATTTTTGAGGGGGATGATGGAATGATAGGCAGTGTTGGTCCTTTAGATTTGACTATACCTGCCAAATTGGGATTTAATTTAAAGCATGAATTTAAAAATATAAATGAAGCTTCCTTTTGTGGAATGATTTTTGACCTTGATGATTGTCAATATATTACAGATCCGGTTAAATTCTTGTTGAAATTGGGATGGAGCAAGTCTGCTTATGCCAATGCTTCCGAGAATAAGCTGCTCAGTTTGTTAAAGGCTAAATGCCAAAGTGGATTATACCTTTATCCTGCATGTCCTGTCGTATCAAAACTTCTAAAAGTTATTTTAAGAAAGTTAGATGAACGAAAGATACGTGCTAGATTCGGCATTTCCACCAATTATGAGAAAAAGGCATATTTAGAAAACATGCAGCATTTTTACTCTAACCGTGAAGAAATTATGGGAACAGACCCGACCTTAAAAACTAGATTGCTCTTTGAAAAATTGTTTGGAATAGACATAAAAATGCAAGAATGTTATGAAGAAATGTTTGAAGCTTGGGAACCAAACAGGCCTATGTATCTTGGTATAGGTACTAGTGTACATTGTTATAATTATCACAATTATACCTTACCAGCTTATTTGACTTGTAGTGTGCCTAAGCTTCAGAAAATAGAT